ATCTTGTTATTTTCCCCACTTGTATCTTTGTTTTCTTCAAATTCATCTGGGTTATTCAAATCACCCCCTGGTTCCAAAACCTTTTGCCCCACATCCGCAAGTAGTCGATCAAACTTCTTGAAATTGATATCAAACTCATATCGAATATGATAGTAAGTGTAACAAGTCCCATAATACAATTTCTCCCAAGTGAAACTGCTGAATTTGATTTTTCTAGGTGACAAACCCCACATATCATTTATATTCACGTGATCTATTCTTTCAGTTATATACCCAAGGTCAAGAGCAATCACATTTCGTTCGACCCATACTGTCGGTCTGTTTTCATCAAATTCTACATCTGGCCCCTCGAAGTATTCATGGCTGCTATTTGTGATTGGATTATTCCACATATCAAATTTTGCCGCTTTCGTATATCGAACGAAAGAGCCGCCGAGCTTGTCCCGCATCGCTAGCGGGTCTGATGGATCTTGTTCAGCACAGTACGGGCGAGTAGAGAAAAAATTCTCCACCAGCCAAAGATTATTCCGTTGGTCCTTTTGCTGAAACGGTGTTACCCGGAGAGTCGGCCAGCACGTCGCCAGAGGATCTTCGTCCAACATCTCGGGAATAGTAGCGTTCGACCAGGGAGCCCCCGTAACGGGCAGCCCTGGGGTCTGTGAGACAAAATAGGGGCCTTCTGACGAGGGGAATGTTCCTGGTGGGCATATATTATCTGCAAGTTTTGGGGTTTTCACTTTCCAGAGGGCTTTGTAGTTTCGATCCCCGGATACTTCTCTGTCTAGCGACCAATTGACAAGTCCGATCAATTCAGCCATTTTCGTGGTCCTTTATACCAATGAGGCAAAAGGCAATTTCACCCCTTCTTGTGATTCCGTCGCTTCCAAAATTTGCTCTAGCAATTCCACAATTCTTTCTTGGTTTGTCTTATCTTCCTTTTGTGCCGTGGTTCCATCTTCTTTTACTTCCATTGGAATAGGTGATATCATTTGTGGGGTACGTAATCCATTGACATCTTTGGTAGTCTTATCTGCTAAATCACTGGCACGAAAAGCTTCATCTACGATGGCGTCTATAGTAGCTAGATCAGCCCCTTTTATTGCTTCTTTCGCTGATATATCCGAGGCATCTTTTACGTCTTTAGTGGTTTTATCTGTTAGATGACTGACACGAAAAGCCTCATCTACCATGGCGTCCATAATAGCTAAAGCAGATTCATCTTTCTTTTCTGTAAGTCCAGCCTTTAATCTGTCCTGTCTACCTTGGGCTTGTATTTTCAATTTCTCAGCATTCGCTCTTCTTATAGTTTGTATGTCTTTGTCTTCTGTCTCTCGTTTTGACTTAAACCATTTCTGCCAAGCATTCATTGCCTTGGCACTATCAGCACGAACAACGTCCGCACCCTCTGTTTTGAATTTCAATTTCATTTCTTCGTCGAATTTATCACGAAGGTTGTCTACCTCTTTACTGAACTCATCCAAAGCTTCTTGACTTTTAGGATCACCGAGACCACCAGCCTCAAATGTCTTTTGGAGCTTGTCCCTTTCTCTATGGAACTTTTGTAACGGTGTCATATTCTTTTCGATGATGCGGCGTCCTCTTTCCATCTCTTTATTGTGATCCCTTTCCGCTTCTGTCTTCTTCCTTTGGTCTGCTATTGTGGATGCTATTGCCCTAGCCTGGGACAACATTTCATCCGTAGCTCCCCTTGTTTCCAAAGTAAATATCTGAGCCTGTTCACTTGTCATTTTGTATGTCTTCGCTTGCATATCCAAATTCTTTGTGAGTGTTTCTACATCCTTTGCTAGAGTCTTCTCCGCTTCAATTGCATCGTCTTTTACTTTTTGCTCTTCATTTGCGATATTTAATAACTCTTGTTTGACCTTAATAGCTTCAAGCCCAACAACACCTACATTTTTTTCTGCCAATTTCATTCGTTCAATTTCATCTGTGGTCTTGCCCACAGTCTTCAATTGGAAATCTAATTCATCAGAATATTCTTTCAGCATTTTCAAACCCTCAGCACTTAATATACTAGCTTCTTTCAAAGCTAACTTAGATTGTGTTAATTTTAATGTAACAGAATTTAAGCCTTCTGATGCTAATTCCTGTATTTTCAGTTCATCAGATGTTAATTTTGCTGTGTCTGCTTGTTTTTGGAATAGTATCTGTAACTTTTGTGCTGCTGCGATCAGATTTGCTTGTTTTGTCTTGGTTACATCACCTTCTGAAACAACACCGCCCGCTATCTGTCTTTGTAAAACTATTTGTTTATCCAGTTCTCCATTGATGTCTTTTAACACCATCAAAGAACCTTTCCATTCTTCCTGTGCAACTTGGGCCGCGTTTTGTGCTTCTAATGTATCCTTTTCTGATGCTTGTGCTTTAACAAGATCATTGTATAAATCTATAAGTGCATTCATTCTATCAAATTGAGCATTTTCAACCTTTTCAGCAAAGGCACTATATTCTTCTAATCCCTTTATTCTTTCTTTCGGATCAGCTATTGCTTTTATTGCTATTAACTGCTTTGATGCTGCCGCAACTGTGGCGGCAGCGGATTTCTTCGTTACTTCTAATAATCTAGCTTGGGCTTCTTCAACTTCACCGACTGCATTTTTATACCATATATAAAGTCCAATAGCAGCGGCCACCGGACCCAAAACAAGAGCTTGCACAAGACTAAGGGCCTGTATTGCCAAAAAGGCGGCTTTTATTCCAGCAAGTGTTTTAGTAAAGCCGAGGGCCACCAAATCACCAACCGCCACCGCAGTGGTCCAGCTAGTAATTTTAATTGTGCTCAAAGCCGTAACAACCGCATTCGCTTTAATCGCTGTAGTCAAAAGATCCACTACAAGAATGAATTTTCCAAATATAAGTAACGCTGGCCCGACGGCCCCCACTAAAACGCCAAAAGACACAATCACAAATTTTGTAGCTTTCCCCATATCATTAAACCAACTGACAAGACCACCTACAATTTTTGCTAGCGTTAAAATAGCTGGTGCCAATATTTCTCCAATGGCCCCAGCGGCAATTGTGATTTGATTCTTAACAATCTTTAATTGATTGATAAACGCTTTCATTTGTTTATTTGCTATTCTTTCGGTCGTGCCTCCCGCAAGTCTTTGTTCTGCTTCCCATATTTTCATCTGATCCGAAAGCCCGATAAGAGGAAGAATCGACTTCTGAGCAAGGGCAGCGAATCCCAATTGATCCAAAGATGCCGACCTAACAGAATCCGACATTCCATCAAATGCTGTTTCCATATCTGCAACAATATCAATTATATTTGCATAATTACCTTCGGAATTAACAACTTCAATATTCATTTTTTCAAATACTTTTGTATTATCAGCAAAAGCCGCTTTCAATAACCGTGTAGCTCTACCAAGCATATTCCCCGCTTCTGCCCCCTTCTTTCCCTGGGCAGCGTAAGAATTCAAAACAGCCATAGTTGTTTCAAGTTCCATACCGAATTGACGAGCAGATATAGCAGCATCAGCTGTGAGGGCTTCCGCGAATTGCTGCATACTGGCGTTAGATTGAATATTCGCAAGAGCGAGAGCATCCGACACCTTGATTAGATTCTCAAGATTCTCTTCCGTGTCCTTGGAGGCCAATCCCAAAGCCATTTGGGAATCTGTCAAAAGATCAGTGGCCAGAGCCATATCAAAAGCCCCAGCAACCGCGAATTTCTCTACCGCTGCAAGAGCACCCATGGATTGTTCAGCAGATAACCCAGCAGAAGCGAGAAAGAAGTAAGATTCAGCAAGAGCTTTCGGTGCTGTAATACTTTCTTTTGAAATGCCCTTGGCCACATTCTCCATATTCTTCCGAAGGTCGTCCGTGACCCCGGACATAATGGAAGTAGATTTGGTCATCGCTTCGTTGAAATCAGAAAATGATTTGACACCGACCGCTCCCACCGCAGCGAGGGGACCGGTGACAAACATTGTCATCTTCTTACCAACGGAAACGAAAGATTCGCCGACGGCTCTTGTGGTGTTATCGGCTTCCTTCTTGACCGTGGCGAGGGTCTTCTTGATGTCCTCTTCGGCTTTTTTGAGGAACTTCTCATAATGGCGGGCCTCACCAGAAATCCGAACGATCAGTTTTTGAAGTTCGACCTCTTGTGATGCTGCCATTATTGTTCTCCTGTAGGGGCTCCCGCGATTGCGTAGAGGGTGCTTTTCATGGCGGCCGTTGCTTCTTCTCTGGTCATCTGTTTTTTCTTCTTCTTCGCTCGCTCATACGAAAGCAGAAAAGATTTGAGCTTTATATTGTTCGGCTTCTTGCTCAAAACCTTTCGGACCTCTTGAGCGATCTGAGCGAGATAATAATCCTGTTTCGTATGTTCATATGTTTCTTCCTCCATATGAACTTTCCACAGGGTCAATTCGCTACTGGTAGTCTCTGCTCTACATCTTTGCAGAGACATACCGAGGCGAGACGCCAGCCGGAGCCAGACCAGCGTATCGCCTCTCAATCGTCGTTTTTTGCTTCGTCCTCCGATTCCTCATCCTCTAAACCGCAAAGCAGCCGAGCTTTCTTTGCAAGGGCTTCCTGGATGCTGGAAGGAAAAGCCTGAATGGTTTTGATGTCTACTCTTCGCTCTCCCGAAGCTGTGATCTCGAAGAGGCAGCGGGCGATCAAACCAGATTCGTAGCCTTCGAAATTCTTCATTCCGGACGGTGTGCCATCTGCCCCGATGCTGATCCGTTTGCCGGTATCAGACATATGCTTTTCCCGTTCACCGCCAGCGAACTCCCGTAGGATGTATTTCGTCTTGGCATTAGTGGCAGGATCCCGAAACTCGACTTTGCACTCTTTGAATGCGAGATCGAAACAAAGGATGTTTTCTTGTACTTCACTCATCATGGTCTCCTAGAAAAATGGGTCTTCTGAACAATTCAAATGAAATTCATGGGCAAACCGCAGCAGGTAACCGCCCTGCTCCTAGTATCAGAACTGGGCAAACTTCATCGCCGTTGTTGTCCTGATTACTAGGAATGAAGGTCAATTCCGCCGTTGGTTGTTCGCCCTCTACGATCTCGTTCGGGGTGAAAGTGTTAATCCAGCCCCAGAAAGTATAGGTGGACTGATCTGGGAGAGTGATCGTCATCTCTTGATTGATGTTACACATTTCCACCATCGTATCGTAAAACACAGGATCGTAAGCACAGGATGCTGATCCCTCAGTCAGTGTTTTCAGATACTTCGGCTGCATTGTCCGCCAGATGCGATTTCGCATGGAAGTGGTATCATTTGCACCACCCCCGTCAATTCCACCTGGAGTGATTGAGAGTTCCCAAATTTCGATCCCACCAACCGCCTTGAAGGTGAAATCAATATATGATGGGAACCCATCTAACAAACGTGGCATTTTCAAACCTCCTTACTTTGAACTCAATTCAATTCAATTTTGTACGCCCAACTTAGTCGTACATAACAGCAACACGCATCGTTTGTGCGGCCGCATCGCCATGACTCAGGAAAATCTTTTCGATGTCATCTCCGGCAACTGGATTCACTTCATCTTCGTCCGGATTCCATTGGAAGGCCGAGTTCGTTTGAAGGATCTTGGCCCAATCCGTGATTTCATCAACCTCGGTGAAAACAAAAGCACCCACGACCGGGGTATAGATAAAGATTGCCGCCACATTGTCCCCAACAAACACAGCCGGGAATTCCTCGGGGAGAGAAACCATTACCGCAGTATCCTGGGGCGGAAGAACTTCACCTTCTGCCGTGTCAAAGGTGACTGTCTGGCCAGCAACAACGACGTTGTCCACGTTGTAGACCTGCCCACCGACCCAGAAAGCGGAAATCCTTATCGCCGTAGAGATCGTATGGCCTGCACTGTCCATAGTGATCACACCAGCTGTATCACTCGTCCGAGTAGTCAGAACACCAGCCTGGGCAGCCGGGACATCAACCTCCCCGACAATCTGAAGATCCGAGGTAATGGTCTTCACCTCATTGAAATTTTTCCCAGCAGTCGTGTGGGTTTTCCGAATTGAAGCAGTTACGCTCATTTCCTTTTCCTT